CTCAAACCATGTCGGCTGAACCCAAGGATAATCAAGTGATTCAAACACACCTTTCTTGACTAGTAGCCAACCAAAGCCTGTATACGATACAGGGAATATATCCTTCTTTCCCTCAATATCTTTTGGCTTGAGAAACTCGAAATAACCATTCTTGGCAAAAAATTCTTTATCCCAATTCTTGACTGTTGCAAACACATCTCCACCTTGCATCAAATAAAGACCTGAAAGAATATCTACTTTCTCATCTTGAGCTCGTTTAAGCAACTTGAAGAAATGTTCAGGGCGAAAAACTTGATCGCTGTCAATCCACATAATGTAATCATAATCGACATTACCTTGAAATGGTTTTTGATTCTTGCCTCCAAGCGTGTCTCCACCGAGACATGCATTGCAAACAAAATATCGATTAACATGATACTTTTGTGATAAGCCCCAAGATATACCGTGCTCGGGTAATTGTAAAATAAGATCAGTCCAACTAACTAAAAAATTATTACTAAACTCTCGGCCGGGCAAACAGAATATAATTTTTGTCATAATTTGTCGCTATCTGCGATGATGTTTAGATTTTTTGCGTGATACAATCCTGTTGGACTAATGTATGGTCGTCCAAGACCCGCAAAGTCTTCAAGATTTGCTTGCAGTGAATTGTTTTCATAAGATTGATAAATTAATTCGCTACAATACAATGTTTTGATTCCAAGATCAAAGCTAGAGTCGTAAGCTGCACCTTCAAAAGATTTGCATTTCTCGATTGCTGCATCGATTTCTTGTTGCGATAAATTGGGTCGCATGATTACCACTCGATCACTCTCTTTGCACACATCAAAAAATGTACTTTTTGTATAATCATCATGAGTCATTTCACTTGTTTCCCAAACTCCATCTTTACTGATGCACATTGCTGCATGTGAGAAATCGCCGGGAATCAATATGGTTGTTAATTTTTTTCGATCGATAGTTAATAACACATCACCTGCTTGTAAAATATTGTATAATATATGATACTTTTTTCCTCTGAGGCTAGTATAATATGTTGTGAATCGAATGTATGGAATAACATGTTTGAGCAGATACTTGTATAAGCGTGTGCTCATCAGCCAATTGATTGTGCGGCGATATAATTTTTTCACTTTTTGATGTAACGTTTTGTGACTCGATTGAATGAGAATCCTTGATTGCGTGCATGAGCTTCGCGCTCGGTCATTTGTATTTCCAATTCAGGAAAAACTGGCGGAGGCTTGCTGTAATTGATCAACACATAAGTGTGTAATTTTGTGTTTTCTTTTTGTTTCATTATACTGAATTTCCGATTTGAGAGATTTCTTTGATGTCGCGCGCCATGCGCTTTAATGAATCAATAATATGAATCATTTTTGAATGATAGTCTTTATCATGAGGCTCTTTAGACTCTGATAAACGTTTGTATGTCTCTCTTCTTAACTTGAGAAGCTCTTCTTCATTCATCTATTTCTATTCCATTTTGCTCGCAGAAACAAACTGCATAACCTGTTTTAAAACTAAAGCGATCTATAAAAATAGTAAGAGCCATTATAACGAATGGCTCCCAAGTTTCATACCCGAAACTGTAGAATAATAAAAATCCTACAATTCCAAAGGGTAAGAACTTGTTTAGACCGTAATCTACGACCGCTTGATTCACGAAGCGCGAGTCAAGGACACGATGCGATCGTGACGAAATGAACGAACTTCTTTACGTCCAAAGCAATAAGCTTTGAACCCAACATTGTTGCGCTCTTCGTCACGGTTTCCAAAAGATTCACTTAGAACAGGGCGACCAATTTCATAGGTCTTGACTTGATTGTCAGCATTGCGGTAAACTACGAAGTATTTTTGATTTGATTTTTTCATAACTGCTTTTTTTAACTTTGTTTTAATATTGAACATGCAAGCATTATCTCATAAATCGAGGTCATTGTCAACCCTAAAATTTAATTTCCTGTGCTTCCGAATCCACCTTCTCCACGATCTGTGTCCGACAACTCTTCTACTTCTTCAATGTTAACCCATGGAAGTTTCATAACAATCAGCTGAGCAATTCTATCGCCCTCTTTATATTCTACTCCACCAAGTAAGGGCGTACTCATTCGAATTTTAATTTCGCCGCGATAACCACTATCTATCACTCCAACAGAGTTTCTTAAATAGTGATCTGTCTTGGATATGCTAGAGCGTGGAAATATAAGCCCTACATAACCTTCAGGCACCTCCATTGCCAAGCCTGTTCCATATTCGTAGAAACCTCCCGATTTTTTTAAAGAAATTGCGACCAAATCCATTCCCGCATCACCTTTTTTTGTGTAGGTTGGAACCTTTGCCGCTGAAAAAATTTTTTTGAATTTCAAGTTTACTGTATTCTGATTTCTTTCCATGATACTAATTTTTGTTTTACTAAATCTCTGATGTGTCTTTGCTTTTGACTGAGTTGACTGTTGCCACTCTTGACTTCGATGAATGTAATTTCATCATCGCCAAATGAAATGTAATCGATTGGCTGTCCTAAAAATGAACAGCGTTCGGGTTCAAATTCAAATTGATCTAAAAATGGAGCAAGTGTTTCGGCAATATGTCCAAGCCTAACCTCACCGCTTTTCTTTTGCGATAATACTTTTTTGCGTGCAATTGTTTCATCATCTAATTTTTTTTCTAGATCAATTATCTTTGTTTGTAATTGTTTTTCTTTTTGTTTGTAATCTTGACTACTAGATTGAACATTGTTTTGTTGTTTGTCAAGGGCGCTTTGTAAATTTTTTATTGTTTGGGTGAAGTTTTCTTCGCGAGTTTGATGCTCCACATCGTGTGCATTCAATCGTGTGCGCAAAAATTCATTCTCATTTCTCAATTCATCAACAACATTTTCATCTTGCTTGGGTTGATATATATACCAAACCAAACCAACAATAATTAAAATACATAGTCCTTCAAACATGCATGATTATAAGTTATAATTCACACTGTTCTACAATAACACCTGCTTTTTTTAATAAATTTATACCCTGTTCGTCTTTATATAATTCATTGTATACAAGGCGATGTATGTCAGATTGTATAATTAGTTTTGCGCACTCAAGACAAGGTGATGCAGTTGTGTATATTGTTGCTCCCGCGCTTGATTGAGTGCTTTTTGCAAGTTTTGTTATAGCATTGCTTTCTGCGTGCAATACTTCAGGCTTTGTGGTTAGTATGTAGCCCCGTGAAGCAAGCATGCTTGGTACTTCCTGCTCTATCTCACAATTGTTACTAAAACCCCTTGGGGTGCCGTTGTAGCCATCGCTAATGATGGTTCCATCACGAACAATCAAACAACCAACCTGCTTGCGCCGAGCCTTTGAGAGACGCGACCAAGAGGTGGCCATTTGAATGTATGTTTTATCTAATTCATTCTGATGCGGCATCTTGCTTTTTCCAAACTTGATAACTCTCAAGAGTTTTCAAATCTTTAACATTGATTTGCGTAATCTCTTCAGGCTTGCCGCTTCTTTTATAAATTCTATACTTTGCTTTCTTGGCAAGATCAACAAATGGTAGATCGTATCGTATCTTTCCGCCGTTCAACATCTTTACCATTTCTTTGCGATTCACAACAACAAAGTCGTAGTTTCTTTCAAAAGCTACAAAATGTGCGTCACCATGAATCCATCCGTCTTCACCCTTTGCATTTTTAAACTCAATCCACAACCATTCTTGGCTTTGTTTCTTGTTTTTGATTTTCTTAACATCAAAACGAATTTCTAGAGGTTTTCCATTCTTACCTTTAGCTTTAAGCAGATGCGTTACATTGTTAAAGTCATGCCTGCGAGTACGCTTGGGGGAATAACCTCGAGATTCGGCAAGATCTTCAAAAGAAATCTTCTGTTCTTGACTCGGTAAATCTTCCACTATCGTATCTTGGATGGAGAGGATGTTTCTACAACCTTAACTTTTCTCTGATCAGGATCTTTCCACTTTTTTAGTGTTTCAACAAGCTTTTCAGAGCGAACTTGAGCATCTTCTTTGGATGCATAATTTCTATCTTCAATCCTTCGCGAATTGCGAGTCACTACATATACTGTTTTTTGTTTTGATTCCGTCATGTTTTATTATATTGATTGTACGAGCTTTTTACCAAAATTAGTAATTTTTCTTTCGCCGTCGATTTGTATAAAGTTTTTTCTTAAAAGATAAATTTCGTGGTCACGCCTTAAACTTGTTGGACTTAAACCTGTGACCGCAGAAAGCGTTTGTAATTTACAGCTACCTCTGTCGGCTAGAATCTCTAGAATTTGTTTCTCTGTGCATGTAATACCGTGAGGCAAAATACCAAGCAGGTCAGTTAATTCATTATAATCTGACATTTTGAATGTATTTTGATTCTCACTTTCACAGTACAATGAAATTTCCTTGGAACGCATGACCGCGTTTCGAGCATTACCACGAACGGTCAGAGATAGCGCATCCAATGCTTCATCGCTAAAGTTTATGCCGTCACAATTTAATTTGATTATATCAGAAAGATTGTCTTTCGAGTATTGTTCAAAATCAACTGTACTAAGACGATCTTTTAATGGAGGAAATAGTTTATCGCTCTCTGTGGTTGCAAATATAAATGTTTGCTTGGAGAAATCAAATGTAAATGTTTGGTCGTCGTATACAAATTCTTTTGTGTTTGTTTTTTCGGTATTGAAGATAGTAAGAAACGCCATTGTTAAATCTTTAGGTAAAGCATGAGCTTCATCAAAAAGAATAGTTATCTCGTTGTTCATTATCAATGGAATGAAGATTTGCTCAAAAAACTGAGCGTTATTCTTGATTGTTGAACAGTTTAACTCTAGGAATGGACGCTTGCTTCCATCTTTATTCTTGAGGTTTTTAGCGAACTCTTTTGCGAATAAAGTTTTACCAAGACCTTTGGCTCCAACCAAGTTTAAAAATGGGCAAACGCTTGTTGCCTGATATGCTTTAAGATAAAAATTGAGCTTTTTCTTTACGTTGTCTTGCCCAATTAAGTGTGAAAAATAATTATTCATTGTCAAAGTCGGTGACCGCGTATTCGATTTTATCTTCTACTGATTGTAGCTCAGAAAAATCTTGAGAAGTTGACTTGCCACTTAAATAGTTTGCGTAAAGCCTACCTTTAACCCAATCTTCACTGACAGGAATAGAGGTTACTTCTTGCGCAGCAAGGTCGAGGATCTCTTGAATAGACAAGGTCACAATAGAGGAACCGCCTTTGCCACTATTGCGGCGTTTGCGGGGAGTACCATCTTTGTTTAATGCGATTTTCTTCATATGAGAGTATTATCTCATAATGCGGCGCTTTAGTCAAGCGTAAAATTAATCTAAATCAATATCAGAATCAAATTCTATATTTCCTTCATTGGCTAGTTCTACTACTTTTTCTTGTAATGCTCCAATGATTGTGATTGTATTGATGTCGTATTCGTCAATATAGCGGTAAATTAAGTTCTCTAAATCCATTCTAAATGAATCTGTTTGCTCGTCATAATCTAGTGGTCCAGAGATAAATAATTCTTCGTCGTTTTCGTCATTCATAAGTGTTTTATATACACTTCAAATAATTTAAATGCGCGCTCAACTTTTTGTTCGCGTTGACGTTTTCGAGTTGGAGATTTTAAAATTGTGTTGGTTTGTTTGACTTTAAAACCAAATGAGATCTCGTCTAAAATTATTTGCCACTCTTGACTTGTGAGGTTTTCGGGGTGATCTTTTATGTTTTTCTTTTTCGCGGCTATTTTTTCAAGAACAAATTGTTGTATTGTTTTGTCTTCACTTTTTTTTACAAAAGGATTTAATGATTTTAACTTGTCTATTATTTTCATGCTTGCCAGAAATTTTCTATTGCTTGTTGTGTTGGTTCTATTAGGCTATGTAATTGACAGCAAAAATCATCTTTACTCGTCCAGTCCATTGCGTTTTGTAACATATATATGTACCTTACACTTTCTGATTCTCCAAAGTCATAAAAACAACACTGCATTTCGCGACGCTTATCGCTTACAAGATCTGCTGTTAAGAATGGCTGAGTTGTGGAAATAGCTTCAATTAATATTGAATAAAATAAATCTCCATGATCTGTGTTTTTTTCGAAGTTTATTTGTTTTACATCTGATCCATTTGCGGACACACCCATCATCAACATTTTATCAACAAAGTATTCTTGAAAGGTTTCTAGCTTGTCGTAAAAATTAAGCCGTGAACTTTCGTCAAATATATATTTTTCTGTGGGAAGTAGAAGCATCAGCAAGATTTAACTGCTTGTATAAAATTTAAAACGATATCAGTATCAAAGCTACACTTGCCCAGATTGCAAAACTGCGTGACAAACTGCACGTTTCCTTGCATGTATCCAATGCTGGAATCGATTCTATCGAGTGACGCGCAAAATGGAGAGCTTCTGTTTTCCGCAAGCGTTGCAGGAAGTTCCATTTTGACTCCTGAAATTGCACATGTTCCGTTTTGACTTTCCCATAAAGATTTTAAGTATTCTAATGTTATGTCGTAAGTTTTAAATTTATCTTTGTTTTTAGCTCTAAGTTTTGCTTGCTTAATAAAGTATTTAAAAGCGGAAAACTGATCTTTTCGATTGCTTGAGGCCTTTCTGAAATTTTCGCTGACGACCCCCATATATGGCTTGAGGTGTGCATAATTTTTTTCTCCTGCTCCCAACGCAGCATCTTTTATGCTTTTATAAAACTTATGATTTGGATTAAGCTTAATCCTTCTAGAGTATTCTCCCTTATCTTTCCAGAAGTACTCTCCAGAGTACGAGCATTTAAGTTTTACATGTTTTCGTCCGTTGATTTTTTTTTCTTCCATGTAATATATTACACAATTTTTGGTGGAAGTGCAGGAAAAAATGGTGGACGCGGCGAGCTTCGATTCTCGCGTCTTTAAATCTTCAAAAATATACATCTACAAGTTTAGTTTATTTTTTTTATAGTTACGATATAAACATCCAACTAATTGTTTCAATTATTTACAGTTTGTGATACAAATAAACTTTTTTCTGTTTTGCAGATGGTTGACCCCTCTCCTACCGTATCTGCGTCTGATAGGGAGGGGTAGCAGAACTAAGCTGCTAAGGCCAATTTCTCAGCTACTGAGCTGAAAGCTTGGACACGATTTTTATTCTTGCCATGTACAAGTTTGCGCCTTTTAACGAAGCCTGGCACCTCTTCGACTTGCTGTATACGAATTCAATTTAAATCAAATCCAGTACGCGCCCTAAAATGCAAAAGAACAATTACTTGCCGCTATTCTTTCCAAGATCAGCAAGACCTTGACCGAGAACATAAGCGACAATAGGAGTTACAATCTGCATGATTGCATCTTGAGTTAACCCCAAGCCCCAAACGTGATTAATAATAGGTACACCAGTTGCAACTGCTGCTGCCCAGAACTTCTTACTATGCCAAAATGCTTTTTCCATAATGTTTTATTTTAAAAGTTAGAACAACTCTTCAGGAATATCTTCGTTAGCTGCGGCACTAGCTTTTTGCTCTGCCGAGGAGGAAGAAACTTCTTCAGCTGCTTGTGTTGCAACTTGCTCAACATTAGTCTTTGCTTGCGCTTGATCTTCTGATCTGTAGATCACATAATCTGGGGCTTTTTCATTCTTTTCTTTGCCCTTGTTTGTGAACACCACAACTTTAACAGGTTCTGTTACCCCAGGCATTGTTTCGACGTTAATAGTTCCTGATAGGTATTTTTGATTTTTACCACTTCGTACCCAAAGGGCGCCAAGTTCTCTGTTTTTCCAATCCGACTGCTTTTCTGTTTGTTTTTCTGTGTTTTCCATAATTATTTATTGTTATATAAATTTTGTAGTTCTTGTATAAATAAAGGTTTTGCACCTTTGCTAAGTTTGTTGTATTGTTTTTTTGCGCGAGAGTATACTCGCTTGCTAGTTTCATCTGCGAGTTTCGGATCATAATTTAATATGCTTCGAATTTGTTTTGCTGATTTACTGTTCATGGGATTGATTATATTATAATTTTAAAAGAATGTCAAGAATTAATTTTCAAAAATAGATTTTTCCCAATCAAAACATCCAAAATAAATCTTTTGCATTGCATTGTTACTTGTGTATCCCTTGGTTACGAAATGAGAATTTTTATCGTAACAATGTATTCCTAACGCAAAATTCTGTCCAAGCGGGGCTTCTAGTTGTAATAATTTGGGCATCAATTTTTGGCAATACAATTTTGAATCTTGCAAATTTAGAGACTCTCTGTTGAATCGAGGATAAATTGTTGTGTGAATATTTTTGTCGCGAAAAGATAATTCTATTGCTTCTTTGTGATTAGGCATATTTAGTTTAAGTAATTTATTTATGCATTTAATTAAAAAATGATTGTATAGATAGTAATATTTGTTTGTCCATACGTTTACTCCATTACAATGTATAACTA